GGCTTGGCGATTCTTGTTTTTATGTTGATCGTCAAGGCATTCGGATGATTATGGCGTTCTTGCTCGTTGTTGTGGTCGATAACGCGCCAATCGAAGAGCGGTTTTTCTTTCGCACGATTGATCGCTGTAACTTTTTTGCACACATGATTGAATCTGGTCAGTACAAAATGGTGCAAAACAATCGAATATCCTCACAGCAAAACGTGACGGCGTACTGTGTGCCTAAATACGCAAACCCTAATGCGAAGTTCTGGGACTGATATGGCAGCAAAAAAGTTAGAGTCAAACAGCGAGTACGCTAGCTACGATACAGATGGTGATGGTGTGGTCACAGATGACGAACTAGAGACAAGTCAGCAACTGCAAGAGCTTCGGCTTCAGCAAGACAAGGCAAACGCGCAGCGAGGTATGGCTTGGTTTGCATTGTGGGGAATGCTGCTGTATCCGACACTGATCGTAGTTTGCACGTTTGTCGGTTTAGATCATGCCGCCGCTATCTTAGGAGATATAGCTTCTGTGTATTTTGTAGCGATTGCAGGTTTAGTGGCGGCGTTCTTCGGCGCTAGTGCATGGGTAACAAGAGGGAATGGGAAATGAGTTTAGTCGGACAGCTAATTGGGCCAGTCACAGGTTTGCTGGATAAGTTCATAGAGGACAAAGATCAGAAGAACGCTTTGGCACATGAAATCGCAACGATGTCAGAGCGCCACGCGCAGGAAGCTCTCAAAGGCCAGCTTGAAATCAACAAGATGGAAGCTGCACATAAGTCGTTATTTGTAGCGGGGTGGCGACCTGCCATCGGTTGGATCTGTGCGGTAGGACTGCTGTACAACACGATTGTGGCTAACGTATTAGGGATATGGATGGAGGTGCCTGAAGTAGATACCACGCTTCTTGTGCCTGTTATGATGGGAATGTTAGGTCTCGGAGCAATGAGAAGCTACGAGAAGGTCAACCAAGTAGCACGGGAAAAGTAGATGGTGACGTTCATGGGCCAGTTAGTAGATACATTGAAGCGGCACGAAGGTGTAAAGGCTTTTGCATACCAATGTACAGCCGACAAGACCACCATAGGTGTCGGGCGCTGCATTGACGAAGATGGTGGTATCGGTTTGTCTGACGATGAGATCGAATATCTGCTGTCAAACGATATAAAGCGTTGCGATGAAGAGCTAGCCGCTGCCTATGACTGGTATGAAGGTCTTACTCAACCCAGACGAGATGCCATGATAAACCTGTGCTTCAACCTTGGTCTGACCAGATTGCGTGGGTTTGTCAAAGCCCTAGAAGCCATGTCTCGTGAACAGTACGATATAGCTGCTGATGAGTTTATGGATAGCAGGTGGGCAAGTCAGGTAGGTGATCGTGCAGTGGAAGTCACTGAGCTTATACGCACAGGTGAGTATAGATAATGGCTTTGCGTAAGCTGGTTCTACGTCCCGGTGTAAACAAAGAAGTTACACGTTATGTAGATGAAGAAGGCTGGGCAGACTGCGATAAAATACGGTTTCGTGCAGGCTATCCTGAAAAAATAGGTGGGTGGCAGCGTATATCTTCTAATACGTTCTTAGGTGTTGCGCGTGCACTGTTTAACTGGGTAACCCTAGAAGGACAGAAGCTGCTCGGCGTAGGCACAAACCTTAAAATGTATATAGAAAAGGGTGGAGTCTACTTCGATATAACACCTGAACGTACGCCGTCTGGCGTGTCTCTTACTGATCCTTTTACGACTGTTTCTGGCTCTACTACTGTCACTGTTACAGACGCTAACGGGGGCTACATAAACGGTGATTTTGTTACGTTCAGCGGAGCATCTGCTGCGGGTGGGTTGACCTTAAATGGTGAGTTTCAGATAACGTACTCTACCGGCAACACATACACCATAGAATCAAGCAGTGCAGCCTCATCTTCTGCCACTGGCGGCGGCTCTGTAACAGCAAAATACCAACTGAACGTAGGCCCAGAGTTTGCCGTACCGTTAGTTGGCTGGGGTGCTGGTGGATGGAGCGAAGGCACATGGGGTAATGGAGCCACATCTACGGATTCATTGAGGTTATGGAGCCAATCTAATTTTGGAGAGGACTTAGTGTTTGGCCCTCGTGGTAACAGTATCTACTACTGGGATGCCACTAACGGGCTTACCACACGGGCAGTAGAGTTATCCGCTCTATCAGGTGCTTCTAACACACCAACCAAACAGAACTTCATATTGGTATCTGACGTAAGCCGGTTTGTGTTTTGTTTTGGGGCTAATACGTTAGGAACATCTACCCAAGACCCAATGTTAATACGTTGGTCAGACCAAGAAGATGTTGTTAACTGGACTCCTAGTGCCACTAATCAAGCTGGTGATCTAAGACTGTCTCAAGGTTCTGAAATAATAGGCGCATTACAGGCACGTCAAGAGATTCTTGTGTTTACCGATTCTGCTCTGTATGCCTTGCAGTACGTTGGCGGCACCATAGTGTGGGGTTCGCAGCTACTATCTACTAACTTATCTATAGCATCACAAAATTCGGCAGTGTTTTCCGATGGCGTAACTTACTGGATGGGGTTGGACTCTTTCTATCTATACGACGGTAGCGTTAAGAACTTACCCTGCACAGTAAAACGCCACGTATTTACTGACATAAACCATGAACAGATAGAGCAGGTATTTGCTGGATCGAACGAAGGGTTTAACGAGATATGGTGGTTCTATTGCTCTGGTACATCGACCACAATAGATAAGTACGTCATATACAACTATGAACAGAACATTTGGTACTTTGGCAGTCTAGCTAGGTCTGCTTGGTTAGATACCGGCATACGTCAGTTCCCTGTTGCTGCTACCTACAGTAACAACTTAGTCACGCATGAAGACGGACTAGACAACAACGAGGGTAGCACTGGCTCTGCTATAACTGCGTTTATAACGTCGGGGGAATTTGACATAGACGACGGAGACAAGTTCTCGTTTATACGACGTTTGCTACCTGATATTACGTTTGAGGGTTCTACTGCGGATAGCCCCGCAGCTACGTTTGAGCTACTACCCTTGCAGTCATCTGGTTCTGGGCGAAACGATCCACTGTCTGAAGGTGGTTCTAGCAGCGGCACTGTCACAAGATCTGCTACGGTGCCTGTAGAAAAATACACCACACAGGTGAATACTAGGGTAAGAGGGCGACAGCTCTCTATAAAAGTTCAGTCTGATAGTTTAGGTGTAAAGTGGCAGTTGGGTGCCCCTAGACTAGACATAAGAGCGGATGGGAGAAGGTAATGCCTACCTATAATTTTGTAGCTCCAAGACTCCCTGATCCTCCAAGAGAGTACACACCAGCTTCGTTTGAACTGTTTAACAACGCATTGCGTCTTTATTTCAGGCAGCTAGACGAAGGCATACGAGAGCTATCCGCAGCGCCAGAAGCTCAAGCACAGGCATGGTTCCTTGGCTAATCAGTATAAAAACGCAAAAGTAGATTTAACAGCTACTACTGCTACCACGCTGTATACGTGCCCAACAGCACGTACTGCTATTGTGAAATCTATTCTTGTGTCCGAAGATTCGGGTAACGCAGATACTATAACGGTAACGATTACCGATGCTTCCGCTGCGGTGTTCAGTTTGTTTAAGGTCAAAGCTGTTAGTGCTAACGCCACAGTAGAATTACTTACTGCACCCCTAGTGGTAGAAGAATCGGAGATAATAAAAGTCACTGCTGCTACAGCTAACAGATTGCATGTCGTCGCTAGCCTGCTGGAGGTAGAGTGATGAGAGGTAACTTCGGCCCAATAAATTTAGATTTTTCTGGGTTAGGTGGTTTCTTTGATCCTAGTAAGATTCCCACCGCTGGAAATCTTGGTAGATTTGGATTAGGAGGGTTCCCCGCACCTGTTGGCGTAGCACCTCCTGTGCGTATACCTACTCCACCTCCTGCACCACCTAGACCCGCACCTGTGGCTCCTAAACCAACTTTTACTCCTCCCTCTTTGAAGTATGACCGTAGGGGTAGGCCGATAGTTAACAAAATACCGGAATCTGTACTCCCTCCAGAATTCAGGGTTACACCCCCGCCGCCGGTAACACCTAGACCGCAGCCTGTTACACCTACGCCTAGTCCTATAACGAGCCGCCCCCCTGCACCAGTTACACCATCTCGTGCTAGACCTAATCGGTTTCAAGAAGAAGCAGAAGCAGCTAGGAAAGCAGCGCAAGCTGAAGCAGCTAGGAAAGCAGCAGAAAAAGCAGCGCAAGCTGAAGCAGCTAGGAAAGCAGCAGAAAAAGCA